CACGTCGCAGCCATTATCAATGCTCCTTAATTTTCAAATATCAGTTGCTCGCCGCTAATTCGTTCAAGAACTCGCAGCGCCTTTAACATGTCGACGTTTATTCGCTTGCCGTCTCGTTCAGAAAAATACGACCAAGCCATGTCTTCACTTGGCCCATCGGGGATAAGATCAAAATTGTGCGGTGATAGGGTGGTGACATTACCCGCCTCGTCCCTCACTTTTAATTCGGAGGAGCTACTGACATCTTCGGCATACAGCACTACACCATTAGTCGCAGAGCCAGCAGGTGCGGTCCCGTTGTTGAGAACTAAATTGCCAGCGGATGATGTAGGCGTAGTCGAACCGCCCACATGAAGATTGCCCGCGCTATCTACAACAACCAAGGCATTTGTTATATTGCTTGTGCCATCTGCATGGGAGGCTGTAGCGTTCCGGCAGATCGCAAACGAGTCAGATTTGTTGTAAGGAGAACCTGCGAAATACTCGACATCGTCGCCTTGGTTGTGAAAAAAGTTTCCGGCAGCCCTAGACGTGGCACCAGCGTCAAATATTAGGCGTGAGTGGCTAAACGAACTGCCTCCATCATTGCCGATGTGGATGGTACTATCCACGTCCAACGCATAAGCAGGTGCCGTAGTGTTGATTCCCACGTTGTTTCCAAACGTAGCACCCGCATTGAAAGTAGCTTTACCTGCATCCGACATATCAAGTGTAAGGGCTACAATTCCAGAACCACCATCATTGCCGTTAAACTTCATATCTGCATTAGATACAGTGCTTTTTAAAATAAAAGAGCTACTCCCATCATCCATAACAATGGAACCTATTTCAGTTCCACCATCTCTAAACCTTATGTCTCCACCGTCTGCATCAAGAATGATGTCGCCCGCAACATCCAGAGTTAAATCTCCAGATGAAAGATCAATCTCTGTCCCATCAATTGTTATGTTGTCTACCACAACGCCAGCGTTTGCCGTAACTGTACTATTAAAAGTAGCTGCACCTGCTGCACTTGTATCCAGCGTGAGCATGTTGACCCCTGAACCTCCGTCGTTTCCGCGCAGGATAATGTCGCTATCTTGTTTTGCAGCTTGCACATAGTTGCT